TACACCGGGGCCGCGTTCAATTAACTGTTCTAGTGCGCTTTCTTCTTCGTCAGCCATATCTAACCTACGGAGGTGTCGGTAGTGTCTCAGGCAATGCCGAGACAAAAGTTACTGTTACAATTGTAGACGGTATTGCAGGGCGCGGGCTGGATGCAGCTTGATAATTTATAGTTATGTTTGTGTCGTCTGTTGCCCACATCATCTCTATGTACTGCCCTGCTGAAACATCTATATTAAAGTTGTAATTAAAGTCATCTATACCGCCCGAGCCAGATAATATGTGCTCTTTGGCAGTATTCCCAATATCTACACCGCTTCGTCGAATCCAAAGATCGACTACTTTTGAATTTGCAGAATTACTAAATAGCTCTGCCGAAACCTGAAAATTGTAAATACCTGAATACGTTGGGGTTATTCTGGTCTTAGGTGTACCTGTTATGCTTATAGCCTCGCCTAAATACGTATTCTCAAACTGCAAGGCATACGCTGTGCCTGTTGACGCAGCGGTCTGATCCACTGTGGAGAAAAACACCGCGTTGGGTTTCTCTATAAACTGACCGCCATACTCACCGGTTAACAAGTTTACATTGTTTGCTAACCTATTGAAAAACAAACGCAATATATTATTTAGGTCATCTAAATACGTCCGCAGTATGTTTCTCTCTGGCGGTATCGGCAGGGCGGGGGCTTCTACCTTATTTATACTATCCCGCGCTGCCACTAACCTCTCCTGCCGTCAGGCCGCATATCCATCCTAGGTGCGCCTAACTTCCACGTTACTCCTGCCGCTGTAGATTCTATCTTGATCGACATCTGCCTACCCCGTACCCGTGTAAAGACCTGCCCGGTAAACTCTTCTACAGGCACTGTGGCTGTTCTAGTAACAGTAGCACTGCTGTCTCCACCCACAGAAGCTGGGTTATACCGCCCAGAACCCGAGTCTTTCAAAGGGTTTAGAGTCATCGTAGCTGCTGGGGCACCGGTTGTAGAACCTTCAAAGGTCATGTCTGGTAACATTTTGTTGATCAGCATAAACCGATCCCCGTCATCCAGATCAAACTGTGTAGAAGTTATACTGGCTGCTATAGCCGCAGGGACGCCTGTCTCGTTGTCGTCCACACCCTTCTCATGGTTGACCAGTTTGTTACTAAAAGTAGCAGCTAGAGGGAAATCACGTAGGTCAGAGTCAAGCCATGCAGACCGTGCCAGATTACCGTAATACCAGATGTTTTGTACGTAGTTATACACTACATAGCGGTCATTCTGAGTAGCGCCCGCAGAACAATAAAACCACCATATTTCGTCAAACTGCTCGTTGGAGCCACAGATTACTTGGTCAGCTTGACCTTGGTTAAAGTCATCAAATATATAACTACGCAGCTCGCAGGGTAGTGTCTTAACAGTACCGTCGTAGTAGTAAAACTTATTTATGCCCATCCAGTAAGCAATGTTGTTTGAGTACACAGCCGAATTCGGCCCAGCTATAGTGATGTTTGAGCCAAGAAGCTGCGCTCCCCATACCTCTGGGGCACCTAGATACTGTAGGCCGTACAGGGCTGCATCTGACCAGACCAACACTTCCTGACGTGCTTGGATAGCGTCTATGATTTCTGTACCTTCTGACAGGCGTAGACTACCCGCTTGATTAGTAGCCGCAGGTGTCCAGTTAGCTACGTCTTCTTGGTCTGACCATCGAATGAGCATTGGGTCAAGCGTAGAACCGCCCAAATCGTTTGCTCCAAAACAGAACGCAAAACGAAATATGTCAGACACAAACGCTAGATTTACTACAGTAGGTACACCAGACGCACCCCCCAAAGAACTTACAGCAACAGCGCGTGTGTTAACCCCGTTGCTTGCGTCCCAGTAGTATGGTGCCCCGCCTCTGTGGGCAAAGAATAAGTCCTCACCGAAGTTAGCTTGGCTCCAGATACGCATGGGAGCCAGTGTTGAACCACCTGTACCCCATGTGCCACTACCCCAACGCCCCGCACCCCAACCAGTGAACGGCACCTCAATCTCGTTACCTGTATTGATCTGGTAGGCGCCTACTGTACTACTCCCGCCGTTGCCTGTATCTGACCCGTTAGCCAGCACAGTATTACCGGAAGTGTCTTTGGCCTCTACAGTGTAAGAGTTACCGTTGACTACAGTGGCTATCTGGTACTCTTGATTAAGCACCGCCGCAGTAATATTACCGCCTAAAGAAGCAGCACCAGAAAAAGTTACAAAGTCATTCTGGAGGGCGCCATGAGAAGTATCGGTTATAGTAAGAGTGGCATCGCCGTTTACGGCTGCAAACGTAACATCGCCTGCTGCTGTAGTTGCTCTAATAGGGGTAACGTCAAAGTAAGCCCCACCTCGCTCAATGTAGTATTTGAGGTGAGTACCTACAGAAACAAGATTTTGGAGACTGAGAGTAGCCCAGTTGAATAGCGAACGTGCTACACCTAGGTAAGTATTAGCAGAGAGCTGCTCCCACCCGCCTATTTTCTGGGGTAGGCCACGTCTGAAGCGCACCTTATCAGTCTCGTACCACTGACCTTCGGCGGCATACCGGGTAGTTTCTCTGTTTACTCCCGGTTTGAATTGTAATTTTCTAACTGCCATTTAGACCTCAATCCGCGTACTCACCACTAGCAATCATGTCGGTCAGCTCTAAAGCACGGCCACCAACTTGTTTTGCCCACCTAGAGTCCAAGAACTCTGTAGAGGCTTCTGTGTAGTTCCCCGCTTCCATAGCGGTTAATGCGCGTCGAAAGCCACGTAAACGCGTAGCTCCGAGGTTAAATGCAATGTCAATAATAGCATCTTTTCGTACATCATCAAGGCCGTTAAACCACGCGTATTCTGAGGCTAACTCTTTTATTACACGCTCAATGTCGTTCTGTAGGAGGTAATCTATCTCGTCCTCAGACAACCCCATACCGCCTTTCTGGTCGATATTACGGCCTACACCTACAGTGACCTTACCTTCGGAGCATTCATACGCATGAGTTTCTGTACCCTCATGGCGCTTCAGCATCTTAATTAGCTTTTCCATTTACGGCCTACACCTACAGTGACCTTACCTTCGGAGCATTCATACGCATGAGTTTCTGTACCCTCATGGCGCTTCAGCATCTTAATTAGCTTTTCCATATTACTTCTTACCGTTTGATCCGCCGTAGAAAAAAGCCGCGCAGGTGCCTAAAATGCCTGATAGCTGACCCAATACTAGCGAAATAATAGTCTCGTCGTTTTGATCGTGTGGCAGTATAGTTACGGTCATAACGTACGCACCGTACAGTATTAAGGCCAATATACAGAACACTTTAGGTGTTAGATCGCCAGAGAACTTAGCTCTAGCGTCTTTTCTGTCCTCGACTTCTGTCTTAAAGGACTCTAAATCGATCTCCATTTCGCGGATACGATCCTTAAACTCTTTGTCCGCCTCTTTAAGCAATACTGCCTTTTCAGGTTCTCGCTCTATGAGGTCTTCAATTTCGTTGGCCGTGGCATCTGGCATACCCAGTTTTTGCGCTGCCATTTTGACAGCCATACCCGCCATTGGCCCACCCGCTGCACTGGCTATAGTAGGGGCAAGAGATTTGAGTAGACCGCCGAGTTTCATTCCGCAGCTTCCACAATTGTATCTATAGTGTCACATACATCAGGCACTATAACGCCGGTTGTTGCAGACAGGGCACCACGGCCAACCGCCCTTACGCCCTTGTAAAATTGATTACAGTATATTTCTTTATTTGCCATAACTTGTTCAACAGACGTACAGCTAGACAACGTGAAAACAACTAAAAAGCTAATCTTTAATAAACATTTCATCCGCCATATCCTCCAGTTCTTTACGGGCTAGTTCTTTGTCTTTGTTCATTTGCACTACTTTCTTGGCTTGTGCCTCTTGCTCATCCAGAAACTCTTTTAGCCTGTCTTTGTAGCCGTTCATCATGTGGTCAGCTATCCGGTCTTTCAGGCCACCCCTGTCAGCAACTCTGGTTTCTTTGCTGGGGTTTATGTAATCAGGGCCAGTATTGCTGAAATACAGCATAGTCTGTGAGCTTGAAGGGCCGTAGCAAAAGCGTGGGATTCTAGCCACCATATCGCTGCCCTGCACACAGGAGATTTGATTATCAAGAGTCATTGGCTTCTTG